GTCGAAGGGTGTGTTGGTCTAGCAGCCCCACAGGTTATGGTCTCTAAAGAAGAATGTACTTTCATTAATACTCTCTTTGAAGAAGACCTTAACCTCCCCGAAGGAGCTTACTTAGTTGAAACAAAGTGTATCCTAGTGGAGAAAGACACATGAATCCTTTCCAACTAGGGATCAAACACTTTAACAAAGGGGGTTACGATGGCTCCCTCTACGAGCAAGGCAGCGAGGATAGACGTAGCTATGAATCAGGTTACACCCAGTCGTATTTTAGAAACCTCCAAAGAGTCCAAGCCCAAGAAGCTCTCTCCGGGGAGACCCAAGGCTCTAACCAATAGAGAGTACTACATTGGGGTAGCTCTTGGTGGTCTACTGGCTAGAACTTCAGGTGAGATTAAAGATCACCAAATGGAAGACATAAAAAAAGAAGCCAACCGTTGGGGTGACTTCATGACACAGGGGTAGACGCTATGCTTTACGACAGTTTAAAAGATTTACTACTGGATAGTGTGGAGATAAACCAAAGCTTTAAGGACGGTGCTGAAAGAATTGAGATAGAAAAACAGGGGGAGAAACTTTACTTTGCCTATCTGCTTTCAGAGCACCACCAATTATTTGTTCCTCATATTATACAGAGGATTAAAAACCACGAAGATCGAATCAAGTTACTATTTAAACAATAAGTAAAAGACTAAGGGGAAGAGCACTAAGCTCCTCCCCTTTATTTTTGTCTAGTTCCTACCTAGAACTTCATCTATCAGGTCTTTGTTACTCTCAAACCTTTCTTTAACAAACCAGAGCAACAACTCCAACTGTGGTTGGTCAAGGTCTGGAAGGTCCCTCTGAGATACACCAAACTGTCTCAGGGTCTCCCTAAAGACTCTAGACCCACGGCTACTCATATTGTTGATGTCATAGATAAGACTAGCCTTCTTGGTGTCTGATCCAGGGGTAGTGTTCCTAAGGATTTCCTTCACGTCAATCCTAGCCATCTCTATCAGACCTGCAAGAGCTTGCTTCTTGGCGCTGGGTGACAGAGTATCCCATCTACCACTCTCAATAAGTTGATCTGCTTGGTACTCCATGTACGGAAAGATATACTCGTTAAAGATGTTCTGAGCCTCTGGTTCGTTTACTTGTAATTCTGTATCCCACTGTGGTCTACCAATCTGGTTGAACAACTTCTGGGTAGAAGACGCAGGTGATACCTCACGGATACCAAAGACACGTGCAGGGTTAACCCCCATATCCCTATCTGTTACAGCATTTTCCTGTTCAATACGGTAACCAGAAGTATCTCCGGGCAAGTTCTCAAGACCAATAAGGGCATCAATGACTTGATCAGTATACCTAATAGCGTTGTTCAGACTCTTGTTACCAATATTACGAGTAGGTTCAATGTAGTTGTCTCCCTCAGCAAATGCCAAGGCAGTGTTGATAGGGTCTACAAAGCGGGTAAACCCTGAGACATACATCGCTAATGAAGCTTTTACTGCATCTATAGCAGACTTACGAGCTTGTTCTGTTTCCCCAGCTCCTAACATTGTGATACCGTTTACTACGTAACCCGCAGCATCTCCTAGTTGTCTAGAAACTGATTCAATACCAAAGGTTTTCCCAAACTCAACCATTAGGTCTACCGGAACTTCTTGGTCTCTACGAGCATGAGCAGCAATACGTCCAACCATCTTCCAGAAGGACAGAGGGTAATCATAGAGCCGTGTTACTACAGCACCCTTGTCATTACGTTCTTCATGCCAAGCAAGACCTTCCTCAAGGTTAGACATCTCCTTAGATGCAGCCCAACCAATAAGGCCCCAGCCCACAGCAGACTTGGTTACAAGGTCAAGAGGATCACGAGCAGAACCAGTAGCAATCTTATGGATAAGACTGATAAATGTATGGTCAAACATAAACCCTAGAGTGTTGTTGAAGAACTGCCCAAAGGGAACCATAGCGCCAATGATAGGAATGTTCCTAGCTTCTTCGATAACACCAGCAACAAACTTCAGGGGTCCTGCTCTGTCTCCTGGACGAGGACCATACTTCTTGGCAAAAACATTTCCGAGAGCATCCTCCACAGCTCTACCTTCGATAAGAGCATAGTCCTTAAAGGAAGTAGTCTTAGGGTTAGTCAAGATGTCCGAGATGTTCTCTTGTTTCATGAAGTCATTAAAAGACATACCGTACTTAAGTCTAATCTGTTTGTCGATAGCGTAAGCAAACTCTTGAGTCTTCGTCAACATATCCTGAGCGGATACACCATAAGCTACCTGAAGACCATCGAAGGCTTTCTGGAATCCAGTCTTAGAAATAGTTTCCCCAGGGAGTAGATTCAACTCCTTCATAACATCTTCCGCTTCAACACCACCAGCAAGATACCTAAAGAGAGTATCTTGTGCTTCTGGTCTATACGTAAGGTAGTCCAAGACTTCATCACGAGTACCAAGAGGGTCAGCTAGGTTTCTAATCTTCTGTCCTTGCAGAGCGACCATGCTCCTAGCCATCTTTGCGTACTTAGCTGAGGTAGCACCTTGGCCTACCAACCCTGTGATAGCCGCTGTGCCCCCGTAGAGAGCCCCTCTGAGGAGGTCTGAGTATGTTTGGGTACTCGTGGCCTGCGCCCACCCCGTTAAGTTCAGAGCAGTGGTCCCAGGGTGTGTGACGAGCATACGAATAAAAGTATTCTGCCCACTGGAAATCCAATCAGCAATTTTACCACGAGGACCAGGGACATCACCCAAGGCACTGTCCAGAGCTTCACGACCAGTAATATCTCCAGGTCTACGCCCTAGAAGTCTAGCAGCATCTGCAGTCATACGTTGGGCACGTAGTGTTCTACCAGCTTCACTAGCTCTCTCAGCGTTAATGAGTAGGTAGTCTTCAATAGGTACAGACCGACCTTGAAGTTTACCAACAGTATCATCTAGAAAGTCTTGAAGTTCATCAAAGGTTTTATTCGGAAAGCTAGGGTCGGTAACAACATTAACTAACCAACCACTACGCCTTTGCCCTAAAGCTGGGTTCAACCTTTCAATAGGGATGCCACTAGCATCTAGAATATCTTTCACACCCTGAACAAAAGCTTGATTCAGGGTTTCCTCGTAGAGTTCCCAAGCGGGATCATCGGCTTCCCGCAGAAACCTACCTTGTTCTACGTACTCCTGGAATGGAGTAAGCCACTCCCCTAGCTTCTGAGAGGCTCTAAGAGGGTCTACTTCTCTTGCAGCAGCACTAGCACCTGTTTCTTCATTAGTGTACCGAGCCAGAGCTTGAGCTATAGTCTCCCTGTCTCTAGCAATAGCTGTAGATGTGTTCTCAAGGTTAGTAGAACCACGGAGGGCTACAGAAGCACCTGCGATACCACCCACAACGACACCACCCACAATACCTACAATAGCACCACGAACAGGGTCGTACTCCTCTTGCCTACCTGTCAGGATATTAGCCTGTTGAGACCCAGCATCAACCAGAACCCCAGCAGCTACATCGGTGAGACCGCTAACTACAATGTCCCTTACCCCACCCTTCTTAAGAGCGGTCTGGTAAGAAGCCTCACGCATACCACGAGACATAACTCCTTGAGCAGCCTCTCTGCGTACTTGCTGGAGGGCGGCACCTGTTACCCCACGGCGCGTAGCTGCAGTAGCAGCAGTAGTTGCAGCCTCACGAGCAAGAACCTTAAGTGCTTGTGTAGCAGCCTTAGTTGCCCCAACCCCAGCAAGTTTACCGAAACCAAAGGATACAACGTTCACAGGGTCTAGGATGAGAGCTTTAGCGTAGTCTCCCACAGCATCAGCTTTCTCCCCAACAGTAGTACCATCAAAGGAACCCTTGAGGGAATCCCAAAGGTCATAGGCACTGGCAGCAGTCTCTCTACGCTCAGTAAGTTCTGCACCTTCACCACGGTACAAGTAGTTCATCTCTTGTGTTGCGGTAATGGAGTTACCAGCATTGAAGGAACGCATAGAGTTAACAAAGGCATCCCGGATTTCTTCCCGAGTGTTGTCTTCCTCTGTCATACCATGACGATCCCTCATGTATCTAGAGACTGATGGGAAGAACTCATCGTTCAAAAGGCTAGACACACCCTCTTGAAGACCAAAAGCTTTGTTCACACTATTTAAGTATTTGCTCAACTTCAGAAACCTCCTCTTAGTTTAATAAGAGATACAACAAGTTTATCTTTACCCTCAAAGGAACCCATACCTGCAACCATCTCGATAGCTTTTTCAATAGCTGCAGCTCTCTTAGCTTCATCACCCTCAGCAAAAACAATGTCAGACAGGGCTTGTCTTAGTTCAACTGGTTGCTCAGGAAGACTCTCAGAAGGACCAGAGATTACTTCCTCGATAGCACCAAGCATATTAGGTTCTTCAGACATAAACATATTCTCAAAGTAATCTTTGTTCTCTACAATCTCGGTCTGACCATTCATAGTAACTTCAGTGTAAGGTCTATTAGGGTTGTTAGTAAAGAACTCTTCTACCTTACCCGCTGCGTCTTCAGGTGAACTGGCTTCAATGGAGGTGGGGGTTTCAACCTCTGGAGTTACCTCTGGTGTAGGTCTTTCAACCAAGCTTGGTGCAGGGGGTAGGTCAGTGGTTATAATGCCACCTGTTTCAGTACGAGGGGTAAACAACTCTGTAGTTGTAGTATTAAAACCGTACTTAGTGGAGAACAGCTCAGGATACATATCGAAGTAAGTCTGGGTATTAGGAAGCACACCCATCAAACCAATCAAGGCTTCAAGCCGTTCTTGCTTAACAGTAGGTAGGTTATCAAGAGCTTCTTTGCCAACTCTTAGCTCCTCTCTGATAGCATTCTTCTGTTCAGTTGTCATAGTGTCATCACGTTCTATACCAACCAACTGCTGTTTAATCTCTGCTTCACGTTGAAGAACCATAGGTTCGTACTCTTCAAGTGAACGAGTAAACCAGTCAGTCACCTCACCCTGAGACAGCTCACGAGTAGGTGTCATAGCCTCAAAGTTAAAGGAGACATCATCACGAGCCTCACCCCTAGCAGTCACAGGGATGTTCATAGAGGCTAGAATCTGGTCGCCAGTCATACCTCCAACAACCTGAGCATTGTACACCTGCTCACTGATTTCTTCCTCAGTGTCAAGGTTAAGCCAAGAGGCAAGACTCTTACGACGCACAGTAGTAGGGTCAGCATCAGCAGGAAGCTGGGTTACTGTAGGAAGAATCTTCTCCAGGACCTGAGACAGTGTAGCATCAGTACGATACTCATTGCCAATATTGAAGACAGCGTTTAGAGCTTCTTTTGTTATAGTCCTGTCACTAGTTGCCTCACGGTAAACCTCTAGGATACCCTGAGGGTCAGACTCCATAGCAGTAAGCACAGACTGTTCATCCACACCACGACGAATAAGACCACGAGCAGCAGTCTCATAGGTACCACGTTGTTCTTGTACCCGTGCCATACGGTGAAGACCCTGCTCACGGAGATACAGGCGATCTTCTTCTACCTTGTTACGAATAAAGTCTCGTTTACTCTCAATGTTCTTAGAGAGTGTTCCAAAGAATCCAGCAGCAAAACTCATTCAGTTACCTCCCGAGACATAAGTCCACGTCTAGGTTGTTCTTCTTCTTCCATTGGTTCAATTTCCTCAGAGAGTTCTTCTTCAGGTTCCTTAGAGATACCAGTCTCCTTGAGACCACGAATAGCCTGAGACACAGCAAGGTTCTTCCGAGTATCATCATCGTTATCCTCAGAGAAAAACTCCTTGAACTCAATACCTTCTTCTTCTAAAAGGTTTACAATGTACTCGTGGATAACAGGAGCCGCCATCAGAGAGATGTCAATAGAGTGAATACCTTTAGCTACAGCACCAGTCAACATCATGTCTGTAATAAGACTAACAGGCATCCCTACTGAGATACCATCGAGGATAGTGTCCAACATCTTTGGTTGAGAAAGTCTAGTCAAGTGATGTGTGATAGCTTCATCAGGATCAGTAGTCTCTGGTGGCCTTTCCCAAGGATAGTTCTTTGGGGTAGACGTAAGGGATTGCCCTGGGATCGGTCCATTAAATTTCATTATGATCCTCTCTTAGCGTAATAGCTATTGATACTTCTAACAGTAATTGGTCCATCACCTAGTTCTCGCCACCCTGGGTTCTGGTCCCAAGCTGCGGTACCCTTGGCATAGATAACTTCTTCAGGGGCTTTAGATGCGAACGCAGGGGCAGCCTGCATAATCCCTAGACGGTTACCCCCTGAGTAGTTCCACCGTTGAAGATACTTATCGTAGAGTTCAACCTGCTCAGTAGGTGACATAGACATAATATCTTCTGTAGAGACACCAAGTTCTTCAGCAGTAGTAGGCATGAATTGGAACAAACCTGTGGCTCCGCTAGGGTTACGAGCCTGAGGATTAAAGGCAGACTCACCTTGAATTACTGCGTATACTTCTGACTCGTTGATCCCGTACTTAGAAGCTAGTTCAGATACAGCAGAGGTAAACTCAGGGTCTTCCTTAAGGTCTTCTGGAACAGAAACTTCACCCCTGAACTCTTGTTCATACCTACGCTCAGGTCTTTGTTCTTGTCCTAGAGTACCGGAGGTAGAACGCTCTTGGTCAGCACGGGTAGCACGTTCCCTACGCATTTCATCAATCTGATCATACCAGGAGTTGATACTCTCGGCAGGATCATAAGGTGCTTCTTCCGCAGCCTGAGCAACACCTCTAGCTGCAGCTTTCATCTCATAAGAAGTCTCAGCGATACGTCTCTCAGCTAGACTAAGGCGTTGTTTAGTCTTCTGTTGAGTACCAAGACGATCACGAGATTGGCTTCTCATCATTCTGAATTGTTGAATAGTGTCTTTTAACATTCTTAGAATCCCAAAAGTTGAGTTGTAAGGTTAGCCATAAAGGCACCTGGAGCAGCATCGTTAGCAGCGTCTTGTTGCATACGCATCGCATCTGCTGTACCCTCAATACCAAGTCTTTGTAGAATGATCGAGTTAGCTCTGTCCATAGCACTCTCAGAAGAAGTAAAGGCATAGTCCATAAGGTCTCGTTCACGTTGCCAGAGTTGCTCTAGAGCCGCCCCTGTGATAGCGTTAGAGTTCCTTACATACTCCATGTTAGCCATGTTCCGAGCAGCAGTATCTGCAGTAGCAACACTCTGCCTCCACTGAGCATTACTCTGAGCAATGATAAGAGAGTTCTGAGCATTGAACTGGTCTCTCTGTGTACGGAGAGTTGCATTGAATTGCCCCATAGCATTTTCTTCCCCAGCATTAAACTGACGGATAGCATTAATCTGAGCAACATTGAACTGAGAAGCACTAGCCTCTAGGTTAGAGAAGAACTGATCTGTTTGGTTCTTACTAGAAGCATTGAATTGCTTGGAAGCATTCTCAGCAGCTTGATCAGAGAACAAACCAGCAAGTCTCTGTTGAGTTTTAAAGATCGTAGTCTGTTGTTCGTTGTTAAGATTCTGCATCTCAAACTGAGCAGTGGTAGCAGCATCCTGAGAGGCAATACTGATAGCAGACTCCATAGCAGCCTGTACTACAGCAGCCCCAGCAATACTGGAAGCACCCATACCACGAGCCTGCATAAGACCCATAGCCTGGCGCATAGGCCCTGAGGCCCACGGAGGAGTCTCTCCACCTTCGAAGTCTTCCATCAGTAGGGCTAACTGCCCACGTACCGTAGCCTTCTCTGAGGGGGCTCCTACAGCAGCCTGAAGGTCCTCTGTGATGACATCAGCAGCATCACCAACCGTAGTGGCATCGAAGGTACTAGCTTCCTGACGAGCAGGAGTAACCATAGTCTCTGCTTGACCAGCAGTAGATACTTCAGCAGTTTGAGCAGCACCTACTTGACCAGTACCTTCTGCTACCATTTGGTCAGGAGATACAGGAGTAGTAGCTACTTCTGCTTGTTGGATAATAGAGGAAGGATCAGAGACAGCAGCCTGCATAAGCCCTTGTTGTGTAGAAGCCTGTTGTTGATTCAGGAGTGTCTGAGCCTGAGTAAGGTTAGCTTGCTCTGTGCCTAGTTGTTGAGTAAGAGTATCAATCTGAGTCTGAAGCTCAGGGTTGTCTGCAAGTTGCTGGTTAAGAGCAGCAAGCTGAGACTGGATATTTGTTACATTACCTTGGGCTGTGCTAAAGGTACCCTGGGGGTCTGCAGCTACCCCTTCTACCTGAGTCTGTACATCAGAGATAGTTCCTTGGGTGGTTTCAGCAGCTTGAAGTTCTTCTGGTGTGTTAAAGGTTTGACCAGCCAGAGACTCCAAGTCAGACGTATAGGTAGTAGGAGCAGCAGGAGTACTTGGCGTACCACCCCCTCCACCACCACCACCGAAGTAGGTAATCCCTGGGTTCTTCCACTTCATCATCATCATTTAGGTAAACCTTTTCTCATGTACTTTAAGGGGGTCTTTAGCTCTACGCCACTTAACAAGTTCTTCTTCCCCATAAAGGTTTTTATATTCTTCTTTAATAGACCTAAAGACTTGCTTACCGTCACCATAGGGAGCAATAAACTCTATTCCCCAAAGCTCTGTGTTTGGTCTCTTGGTGTAGTCTTCTTCCACTGGGAGGTACCTGAAGTTAAGAAACTCCTGGGCTTTACTAGGTTCGAACCAACACCATGTGACAAGACCTACAGGTTTATCTTCTCTGTAGTATAGTCTAATTGCATTCTTTTTGCAAGGAGCAACTAAGTAAGCATAGATTTCATCTGGTCCGTAGTCTTTATGGTAAGGGCTCCTAAGGAATAGAAACCTGCCGTGGTCTAGGGCTTTGTTATAATCGACTAACAACTAGTAGTGTCCTTCATCTTGACGATTAAGAAAACCACCGAGCATGTCCGCTAGTGCGGTAATCATTACACATCAACCGTCATAGCAAGGCGAAACAAATCATCCATCTGCGCATCATCATATCCCAGCAGATAGCCCAGTTCCGTCATGGCTTGGCTGGTCCTCCGCCATTCAATCGCGTTGTTGATTGTTTGTCGCATGGCCCACGGCGTTGCGGTATCTGCGGCAATGGCATCTAGCGCGTCGCATGCCGCCTCGCCAAGAACCAACCGCCCTTGTAAACGGCTGCATTTCATGTTGGCACGTTCGGCGGTGAGTTGCTTGGCCGGGTCGGGCACTACCTCGGCCCATGCGGTGCCGTTCCATTCGTGCAGGCCAGATGGCTTTACAGGCACATCAACTGTGCCTGCTGGGTATCCACGACGAATATGCTGCGGCACATCGCTGTTGGTCTGCCAGTATCCGCGATCTGGGTGATAAAATCCGTGTTCCATTAGCGCAACTCCCTTGCAGAGTTCCAAGTGGCAGTGTTTCTATAGTAGTGATCCACAGGAACAATTATCCATCCGTAATCAGCCGAATCACCGCTGTCTCCATCACTCATGTCAATCACTATGAAATCCGTTGTTGACGGCCCGACGTCCCAAACAACTGGAGACGAGATTGAGCCTCGTCCGAACACCCCGATTGGCTTTCCTGTCGTATTTTGATACCAGACGTTCACAGACCGTGTAACCAGTTGCCAAGTCTGCCCCACGCCGATCTGTTGTTCCTGCGCCGTAAAGCTGACAACGCCCGCCTGCCCCAACCGCTCCCCCGACACCTGCCCGAATACCGTGGACGTGTCGTCTTCTACTTCGAGCTGTGTTAGCTCGTTGTCAGGAGCCTTAGCATCAAGCTGGGTTTGGATATTTGAGGTCACACCATCGGTATAGTTCAATTCAGTCACAGTAGCTGTGATACCGTCAAGGGTATTCAACTCTGCGGCAGTGGCAGTGAGACCAAGGTTAACCAGAGCACCAGCAGCAGTACTGGAACCAGTACCACCATCAGCTACAGCTAGGTCAGTAATACCTGTGATAGAACCACCAGTGATACTGACAGTACCAGAGTTCTGAGTAGACAGAGTACCAAGACCAAGGGTAGTCCTAGCAGTAGCTGCATCAGCATCATCAACCAGAGTAGCACCGTAGGTACTGATGGTTGTGCTTGCAGGTACAACAAGTGTCTTGATACCCGATAGAGAAGTAACCTCCGAGTCCATCAAGGCACCAGCAGCAGTTACGTTAGTCGTATCGGTGACATCAGCAAGAGCCTCGATGCCATCTAGTTTAGTTTCATCCGCTGTGGTGAAGCTTGCAGTAGTACCGTCGAGCACAGCAGACCATGCCTGCACATCAGAACCAATAGCAACACCAAGTGAAGCACGTGCTGCACTCGCTGAGGTAGACCCTGTGCCGCCTTCAGTGACTGGTAGGGCGGTAGTGAGTACCAAGTTATCTAGGTAACCTGTAGACCACCGTACACCCGTTGTACCAAGAGTGTACGTTGAGTCAGTCTTAGGGGAGAAGTCACCAGCACCGGAGACATAATCCTGAGCAGGACCAGTGACAGTGATAGCACCACCCTCAGCAGCAGTACCATCATGTGTATGACCAGTAGCTGCTACAAAGGCAGACTCAATGGCATCGAACTCACCGTCAAAGTCAGCAGCGTTGACAACGTTACCGTCAGCGATGTTGTTTGAGGTATCGTTCCTTACGTATCCTGTCATTTATTTTCTATCCTCCGTGGAGTATTCTAAGATAATTGTATCGAGAACAAAAGGTGCACCACCTTCAAACTCATATTGAAAACTTACTGTGAAGAATGAACCAACTGTTTGGTTTGTAACCCTTGTCTCAGGTAGGCCACCAAACTCAGATACACCGTAGATAGCTTCACCAAAGATAGCAAAGGAGTTACCACCTACTATAGGAAGGAACGTAGGTTGTACCTTAGTGGGTGAGTTGAAATCATACTTCAGGGTTAGAACCCCGTTATAGATACCCTCAGGGTCTAGGTAAGTTGTAGCTTTATAAGCAGTCTTACGGAATGATGGATCATTAACAGACATAAACGGAGTGTAGAACAATGCTTGGATATCTACACCATCGAAATTAATACCTGATTCCATCCTATAGAGATACTCATCATCGTTACTAAACAAGACTATTTCTTCATCCCTGGTGTAGGTAGAGGAAGAACGGTAAGCTTTGATACCTTTAGTCAATGACCAGTTAATACTCTGAGCATTCTGGTCCAAGAACTGAGAACCAATGTAACCCTCAGAGTCTACCTTGATAAGACCAGTACGATACTTAAAGATACGGTATTGGTTCTTTTCTCTAACAACACAAGAAGTGTAATCACTCAAAGGATCAATAAAGGAGGTGAAGTTAGTCTGTACCTGACGTGAAGCAAGGGACAAGTTAAAGTCACCGATACGTTCAGTAGCACCAAGGAACCTCACACCGTCAGGACCAAGGAACATGATGTCACCACCAACCTCTTGGACAGTATCCCCAGAGATACACCCAAAGTTATTAGCAATGGATGTAAGGGTGAAGTCAGACACACTGGAACCCTGAAGCCTACGAATAGCTGTCTCAGAGAAATTAATCAACTGGTCACGGAAGGTAATCAACCCCGTGCAGTTGTTAGGGAGTCTGTAGCTACCTGCACCATCAGCAGGGGTAAAGTTCTCTTCTTCAAAAGGAGCACTAAAAGCTACTAGGTCATCTTTAGCAAAGAACAAATGGTCTTTAAACTCTTCTACGTATTGAGCACCGTCAGTGTCACTACCGTTCTTGATTCTACGATAACCAGCATCCGAAATAATAGCAGGTTCATTAGAGCCATCTACCATAACAACCTTAAAGTTACCATCAAAGTTAAACTCAGTGAACCTTGCTTTAGTTCCACCTTGGTGAGTACTAGCTCTAAAGGTAATCACAGCATTGTCAGCAGGAGTAGAAGCTAGGGCTGGATAAATAGTCAGGGTAGCGTTACCACCTGCAGAGCCTACTAGAGTAAGGACTGTGTAGACCTTCTCAACTCCAGCAATAACAAGTGTATCCCCAGCTTCAGGTAAGTACGTATCGGAAGCAAAGCCATCCATAACTAAAGTTGTACCTGTCTGAGAACCCCCTTTAACAAGAGTAGTACCGTAGTCCTCCACGTTAACTAGAGTCCAACCTGAACCTTCACTAGACCAGATAGCACCACCACGGAGTACATACGCCTTGTTAAGGCCAGCGGAATAGAAAACACCCTCGATACGAGAAGCCCCAGAGAGAAAGGTCACATCAGCTTTATCCGCAGGGGAAGCAGCAAGGGTAGGTGTAATGGTAAGACTGGCTTCTTTGTTTGTAGCGTTGTAAGACACACCAGTAACAGTGTAGGTACCAGGAACCCCTGCGATAGTAATAGTAAAACTATCGTCAACAGAGGGGGCTTCATGGATGTTAGCTACAACAAGTGTTGTCCCTGTTTGTCCTGAGCCCTGTACAAGGACAAGACCGTAAGGAGGAACAATAGTTGAGTCATACTTAGTGAACCCATTAATACGCCGATAGCCACCCTTTACGGATGGCTCAAAGTTCTGTAGGATTCTAGCTGAACCTGGTTGCTTGGCTCCTTGTTGAAGCCGAGACATATTAGAGACCAGACCACCAGAGAGCTCTACAGGGAATGTTTCCCAGCGTGTAGGCATTAACTTGTTCTCAGTGTTGTTGCACCATAAGGAGACCTATCGGGAAGCCGAGTGTCTCTAACGTACTCATAGTCGTTATTGATATAAATGATACGCATCTTCTTGATACCATCAAGGAACTTAGCTTGGATTCTATCCGCTGCCTCAACATCCCCTCTGAAATGATACACGTAATACATCGCCCCGTCAACTATAATATGACGAAAGGCTACAGGAGAAGAAGGAATATCTGTAGCTGAAGCTAGGTCAGTGGGTAGAGAGTAGTACTCATAGGACAAAGTGTACGCTTGGTCAGGTACAGGGTAGACACCATACTTCTGGTTAGGAGCCCTGAAGACATACTTAGGGACATCTCTAATAGACTCGTTAGTGGTGTCGTACTCAGCGTCAATAAAGTTCTGGAGGTATTCATCGTAGTCGATAATCTTCAAAGACACAGTGGTATTACCGAAGGTATCATTACGCTGAATACGAAATGAATCGTAGTCTACAGACTTAGTGTCTGCTTGATAAGAGTACCGACTGGTACCAGCAACAAGAGTCTCATTGTAGTCTGTATGATTGAAAGGCCACTGGAAAGCCTGTTGGTTCAGATCACGGATAGAAGAGTTAATAGCTTCTTTAGCCGTAGAGTAGAACCCCACAGCAGACGAGAAGTTTAATGCAGTCAAAGGAGTTTCATTAACTCTTCCACACACATCGTTTACTAGTCCAAGGTAATCAAACGCCATGTAATCTCTCTATCAATAAGAAAAAGGGACTACCCCTGTAGTTAGCCAGAGGTAGTCCCTAAAGGTAGTTAGGCCAGAGTGTCGCGGTCTACTTCATCTGCAGACTTTACTCCACCAAGACCATCAACGTCCATCAGGTACGCAAAGACACGGAGCTTACCAGAGGTATCTGGAGTAGTCCCGAGCAGCAGTGCATCAATGGTACCACCAGCAGCTACAATAATAGGTGTAGCGGTGTTAGCCAGAGCAGCATAAGCTCCTGCAGCAGCACCAGTGATTGCAAAACCATCAACGAAGGCATCTACGTCACCACCAGTAATACCCAGGTCAACAGACCCAGTGGTACCACCAGCAGGTGCAGTAATGACTTCGATACCAGCAAACATTACAGCGGTGTTAGCACCGACAGTAATTGCTTCGATGACATCGTTAGCAGCGAGAGCACTGCCCTTAGCGGTAGCAGCAGCAGCGAGATCAATCTCGACTTCCACCAGGTAGGGCTTCCGAGATGGACTCCCTTTACCGCCTTCAGGACGTGCTAGAGTTGTAATAGTAGCCATTGTCTAGTCTCCTTATGCGAGGTTATATTTAGCAGTAACGATTGCTTCAGGGCGAAGAATCTTACGACCGTAGAGGTGCATACCACGCACAACGTCAGCGAACGAATCCTGGTCACGGTAAGTTTCAGTCTTGTTGATCTGTTCAGCAGTAGCGATAGCCGAGTCATGACCAGCAACAATCACACCGAAGTCTGTATTCTGGTTGGCTGTACCAGTAGTACCAGCACCACCACCAACAGCGGGGAGGTTGTTAGAAGAATAGACACGGAAACCATTCCAGTTGTTCAGAACCAGACCGTTACGCAGAGCACCAGAATCACCGAAGTCTGCGTTAAGGAACCGAGAGTCTTCATCCATCAAGATTTCCATCATGATAGGATCAATGACAATCCAACGACCAGCTTTGTCAACGTTCTGTTGATCCAGCAAACGACCCATACGGTTAATCAACATAACCGGGGAGACATAAGCAGTAGGCAGAGCGGTTGCACCAGGGAGACGAGCAGCTACAGGGATCGAGTGATCACCAGCAGAAACAGTCGTGATGTTACCAAACTTACCTTTGTTCAACTTCATGCTTGTAAGCAGTTCGTCAGAACCAGCAGTGGATACTGCCTTGGTGCCGTTAACAGTCGTGTTTACAGTGTCACCAACAGAGTGCTTAACTGACTGTTTATAACCCGAGAGGTATGCCAGAACTTCTTGGTCGTGGTTATCAGCCAAGACATAAGCCGCACGGTTAGTAGCCAGGTCCATAAAGTTAACGTGCGAGTGAGCAGTCTCAATGTCGTCAGTCTTGAAAGCAAAGTAGTTCGCTTTGTCGATGACCAGAGAGAAGTCCTCGTCGTCCAGGTCTTGAGCAGTGATCTGAGTGCCACGCTTGTAGTCACTTACAGAGATTTCAGGCTCTTTGATAATACGAACAGTATCACCTTGAGCGGAGATTTCACCGAAGTAATCGCTGTTAGTAATGTCACCAACAACTGTAGCTTTGCGGAATGCAAGCTGTACTTTTTTAGAATAGATTACAGAGCTGAAGTTACCATTGGGTAGGTTACCATGTCCTGCTACACTTGGAAAAGCCATATCATTATCCTCCTCGATATTATTTAGGCTTATGATAGCTAGATGTTTTTCTAAGAGGCTGAATGTTTCAGGGGTGTCAATACTCCCGCTAAGGATTCTTGAGGCCCGTACTTTATCAGGTAGGTCTTATACTAACGATTAAGCTTTTTAGAATTGTGAATAGGGTTAACTAGGGAGGTATCCTTTCGGGGCTCCCTAGTTTGTACCCGTAGTTATATCGGTAGACTTTGTATTGTCAACTACCTTTTGGTAATATCGTAGACAAAAGTACCTTTTGCCTGTGCCTCCATGATCTTATCGTAGTTCTTCTCAAACTCTTTGTCGCTCATCTTAACTACATCGGACTCTTTGATACGAGTAGAACTGCCATCTGGATCAAGTTTAGGTGAAGATTGTTTAGCTGATACATCTGCAGCAGCATCTTTAGCTTTAGCTTTTTTAGCAACTGGAGTCATCCCTTTGTCTACTTTGTAAAGATCAATAACACGGATAACAGCCCGAGCATCATCTTGGTTGTCATACAGAGCGTCAGTAATCCACTTAGGTTGCTCCTCAGCCCAGTCGTGGAAACCATCAGAGTTCTTCAGAGTATCAAAGTCTGGGTGTACCTCACGGATAGATGTCTCTGCTTTACTACGTTTAGTCTCGTAGGTGAGTTCATCCAACTCTTTAAACCGGTTGCTTGTCTTTTCGAACATCTCCTGGGCTTTACGAGCAGCAATAGACTCAACGATACCAGCTACATCAGGATACTTCTTAGCCCAAGCTTCTAGGTCTTCATTAGACTTAGGTGGAGCGAAACCACCTTTAGCTTCCTTAGCCTGCTCAAGCTTTTCTTCCCATTCCTTTTCCTTTTGAGCTACAAACCTTCGAAGGTCACCGTAGCGTTTCTTAAAGGTTTGTTCTTCTTTAGAACTGGGTGTCTCCTCAGAACTGTCTTCTTCGGGAGTTTGAGCCTCATCTTCCTCTTGCTCCTCTGGTTCCTTACCCATGAGTTCTTCTAGTTCTTTTTCATCTTGCTCAATACGATCACGGTTTCTACGCTTGGTGTAGTTAGGGTTAATCATTACAGACTTAGGTTGTTCGATAATTTCAGTAGTCATTTAGTTCTCCTTGGGGCCGCTTATAGCGGGTAGCCTGTTATTTAGTTACGTTGTTACTTACGGCGTGTAACTAGTCCACCGGATTTAAAACCACCACCACGACTAATCTTTTGCTCAATAGTCTCGGCTTCAGGTTGGGGTGCGGTTGGTCTTGCTGTTGGTCTTGCGGAAGTAGTTGGAGCAGTAGAGCCTGTAGCTACAGACCGACTATAAGCTCCTTCACTGTCAGCATCAGATTGGTATTCAACACCACCTGAAGTGCTTCGTGTCGTTAGGTCATCCCTATCGTTTGAAGACGAGCGAGTTGTTGTAGTAGGGGTAAGTGCCTGTTGGGTTTGACTACCAGAGCGTTCCCTGAAGTTATCATAAATCTTGTCGCCATCCATCCATTCTTCTCGAACAATCCCTGACAAACCAAAGTTACCTTTAGCTTCCTCTGCAGCTTTACGGAGTTTGTCACCAAGGGTTGTATTCCCTTCATCATCAGCAGCCATAGCAGCAGCATTAACCTCAGCAATACGCCGGGCATCCATAGCTTTAAGAGAACCAGCGCCAAGCAAACCGACTATAGGGGAGACCGCCATACCAGCCCTTACCAAACCTTTGTTCCCTGCACCAGCTTTAAGTCTATCTTCAGCCCAGGACATAACATCCTCAGGGTTCTGGAAGTCTAGTTTACTAAGGGGGTTACCTAGACTAGACAACAAAGAGTCACCAGACCCTTGACCATCTACACGAGGACTAGATGAAAGTCTAGTTCTTGAGTCACCGCCATCACCACGAGGTGAACTTTGTGTTGGTTGTTGAGTTCCCGCTAATACGAAACCCTGAGGAACACTCTGGGTTGGCATACCGTTTACAAACAAAACCATAGTGGATTGTCCATTAGGACCTACATACTCCTTGTACTCATAGCCTCCGTTACCTTGGGGAATACTTGGTACTCCACCAGAGCCTACAACTGACCAATCAGCCGGATTAAATGAACCCTGGGGATCAACCAGACCACCCTCAGCCATCATAATACCTTTCTTCTTAAAGACATTCTGTAGGTCAGGGTTAGTCTTTACCGTATTAAGAACTCTGTCAATGATACCTTCAATATTACCAGAGTCAACAATACCTCCTTCAGCCATCTGTGAGATAGCCTGCATATCTTCTTGACTCAACTGTGGTTGTTCTTGAGATTGGTTCTGTCCTACAGGTTGACCACCGACACGACCATCAGCAGCCATACCACTAAGACCTTCCTTAGCTTTCTCACGCAGACCTTCAAAGAAGTTAACACCAAAGTATCGTACTACATCAGCAGGTATAACGTACTCACCCTCAGACAACATAGCAGGGACATCATCCCGTACTTCCTCTGGGAGGCTTCCTGTTGGTACTTCGTTACCACTAATAGGATCAGTACGAACAGCCATACCACCCTGGTTAAACTGTTTCATTTGACTTTTCATGGTGTCTCCCTTGATTTCTGTTAGAGCTTCTGCTCCTGAAATATCTATGTTGTTTTCCTCCTCGAACTTACGCTCGAACTCTGCAGTAGACATCTTGTGTTTACCCACGAAGTCCATCTCAGACATCATACCAGAAGAAGCTTTGAAGTAGTCACTCATTGTACTGCTATCGGTTACAAGCCCACCCTTAGCGAACCCCCCAGGAATACCCCACTGGTCTATCCTAGGTACATCTTCAGTAGACTCAGGACTTTCCCTAAATCTTTGTTGCTCATCAAAGTCAATACGTGTCTGTGCGTTTCTAGCCTCCGCTTCACCGCCTTTTCTGCGGTAAGCCTCATACGCAGAATCAAAAAAGGATTCAGGTCTTTCAGGAGTCCCTAGAGCGTTAGCTAAAGCGGTCTCTAATTCTCTCTTAGCGGATTTAAATTGGTCAAGAGGTAGATTATATAGCTGGTGACCAACACCGTATTTATCATAAACAGCTCTGTAGGAATCCACTATCTCCTGAAAACTACCCAGGTCTAACGATGGGTCTGTCTCAGTAGCAAGAGTTCTAATAAAGCTGTCTAACTCACCTTGTGTTTCTCTCAACAAATCTGAAGAAGATGGTCTACCCTCGAAACTAGGTGACATTTGTCCTTGCGCTTTTTCGATAGATGAAATTAAAGAACTATAAGAACTTTTAATACGGGAGGGTACATTGTAATTTTGTCTTAAACTTCCTGGGTTTTCAATGACAGCTATAGGGTCAACGCCAAAAGACTCCAAAACATCCAAACCAACCTGGGTCGCATCACCTAGAATACCTATCACAGACTCCGGGTTTACAAGTTCATCCAGTTGTTTTTGATACTCATCAATTTTATTCTGATGCTCCCAATAGAGTTGAGCTGAAATAGGTCTTACTTCAGCAGCATCAGGACTAGTACCCCTAGAAAAACCCTCTATTTCCTGAATAAAGTGTTGAAGCTCATGGGTAAGAGTACTCCTAAGCGCTTGCGGGTCAGAAGCAATCTTTGGGTTAATCCCAATAAAATTAGCTCCTGGTTGAAAATAACCTCTGGTGTTTGTACCAGCTAGGGACTCATCAACCCCAATACGTATGGAAGTAATTTGAGGATACTGGTAAAATAACTCGTCATGAATAAATACATCAGCAATCTCAGGGAGGTTTTCTACTTTAACTCCACTACCATTAAAGGACTTTAAGTTACCTGGGATGGCTACAGACCCAGAGTCATCAATTTCAAAACGATCTAGTGCGTCCTTACCAACAGAAAGCGGTAGAGGATTCCCAGACTGGTCATAACCAAAACCTCTAGCTCTACGCCCACCGAAGATGTTAACCATCTCTTCGTCAACACGCCCAGCATCACGACCAGCACGAGCTACACCAGAACCACCAACTAGACTGGCTGTACCAAAAGATTCAATAGCCATGTCTGATTCAGGCATTAGACCTTGAGCGGCTCTAGCAGGGGCTGTGACGGCTTGCTCCACACCTTGGGCTACCCCTGCAGCCCCTAGCTTAGGCTCGAACCTAAGGCCCCTTAGAGCGTCCCAGCCAAGAGCTCCCTCAGGCTTAGAGAAAAACCCACCGAGGACAGACCTACGGCCTTCCTCTGGTTCTGTTTCCATACTTCCTGTTAGACTATTAACCCGAGCATACTCTCGTTTCAAAAAGTCTTCTTGCTCCTGGTCCATAGTTCCTATACTCCTACCCTCACGGATATAGTTTAGGAAGTCTTCCCTAGGTCTTTCAAAGAGTGGTGTAATTTCTTCAGCCATGTTGAGTCCCGTAATTAACTTTATCTCTGAGTGTCTTCAGCTTGCGAAGAGAATCAATAGCTCCTTGTGTTCGATACACGTCTTCAATAGACGTAGACTGTTCAAGAGTTTTTTGTAGAACAGTGATACGCCCATCAAGCTCCTCAAGAAAATCATCATAGAGATGTTTGTCATTCACAAATGGTCTTAAATTCATACTGGCGGTCCTTCCCCGGTGTTGGCACTAAACCCCTGTTCTCCTGGTACTGGAGCAGTACCTGTACCAATGTTACCTCCACCGGAACCTTGAGTATCACCCACCTGAGCACCAGCAGGAACCTGTTGAGGCACTGCCTCTGGGTTGTTCATCTGGAATGTCTTTAGAATCTCAGCTTGGATAGCAGCTTTTTGCATAGAGTTAGTTACCTTGTCAGGATCAAGGTCAAGGCTCTTAGCAATCTCACGAATGATGTAATCAAGTTTAGCGAATGGTGCAAGCACAGGGTTCTGTACAAGACCAAGCAACTGCATCAACCGTTGACTACGTACTTCATTAGCCATCAGAGATTCAGTACCAGCAGCCTTAACCTCAAGGTCACCTTTAATCTCTGGGTCAAAGTCAAACTGCATATTGAAAGCAAAGAGAGACTTACCTAGGGGACCAAGAAGGTAGTCATCAAAGTTTTGAACAACGGTACGAATAGAACCAGAAGCAGCAGACATCAACATAGAGATACCTGAGGCTGTACGACCAACACCAGACACACCAGTTTGTCCGTGAGCAAACGAGGGGAACCCTGTAGACTCATCAGATAGCTGACGTGCTTTGTCAAACATTTGCATGTTCTCGTTAGATACGTTTGGAAACTTAGTGCCGAAGATAGCCTGACCAGGAGCACCACCTTGGCGTGTGAATACTTTACCAGGGAAAATCGTAAGGTCTTGTCCTGGGGTAAGGTTGTTCTCATCTACTTCAAACACAAGGTTACCTGAGAGTGCTGCGTTGTCTACAGCCATACGCATGAAACCATTCATCAGTGTCTGAGTGTCATCCATGTTCTCAGCAAGACCAACACCAAACATACTATAAGGGTTCATCTCGTAAGGAACAGCATAGTAAGGAATAACAGAAGGTGTGAAGGGATTGACAACCAAACGAAGAATACGACCATGACAGACCCAGATGTTTACACTGATGTCCTCACTGTCTACTACCTCGTCTGGAATCTCTACATCGTGGTCTTCAAGTAGTTCACGGTCTACATTACCCCAGAACTCCAACACCTCATAACGCTCAGTGCGAGTACCTTGGGCATCATCCTCCATAGCCTGCTCCCAGTCTTCCTTGATGTAGTCTTCACCCCACTCAAGGGCAAGGTCTACCTCAGTATCGCGGAAGTAAGGACGTTTCTTTAGGGCACGAAGCTGAGGACGAGACATCTTGTGACGCTCTACAACCCACTCTGCTTCCTCCATATTACTAGCATCAGGGTCTGGGTAAAAGTTCCAGATAGATACATGAGATACTTTAGGTACAGTCTTGATCAAGGGGTTATAGGTCCCATCATCATCCCACTGAGGATACTCTTTGTTAGCTGTAAAAGGACCTTTCATAACCCCTGTACCAAAGAGAGCACACTCAAAGGCTGATGCTCTGAGGTGCTTCTTAGCGCGAGACTCTTCTAGTTGGTCATGGATTTTCTTTTCCATCTTCTTAGCCGCAATCTCAGCAGGATGAAAAGTAACCTGAGTAGGACCAACACCAGGACCAGCTTGAAGTTTAGCTTTGACTGGTTCTAGTTCTTTCTGTAGACCGCCGAGACGACGAACAAAGTCATCAGTAGTTTCCCCTGGCTGAAGCTCCGGGAACTCTTCCATAGCTTTTGTAAGCTGGTCATTAGTCTCGAAGTGCACTGTATCCTCAACACCATCAGGAAGACGAGTAGGGTTGATGGTCAGCGGGAACTTAGCACTACCAAGAAGCACATCAGTGATCTGACCATAAGCTGCGTTCACCTTGGTCTTAGTTACTTTGACAAAGATTTTAGATTTCTCTGTATCCGTAAAAGCAACTTCAGGACCATAGATACCTCGGTAGTTACGGTAAGCCCGTAGCCACCGTGCCTCCTCTGTCTCACGAGCAGTAGCAGCTTTGGAGTAACGCTCCATGACATACGAAGCAATAGTCCCTGCTTGAGGATCAGACTGTCCTTCCCCTGAGCTATCCTCAAGGGCAGACATTTCTACTTGATCCATATTCGTGATTAGGTCTTCAGCCATTTGTATTCCTTAATGATCTAGTAACCAAACTGAGAATCAGATGGTGTAAAATTGTTTTTGTATGAGTTGGGGTCTCTGTCAAAGAGATTGCTTCTAGGTCTAGACATAACACCGTAACGAAGAGTATCGTAAAGGTGGTCTTCAGAGTTAGTGTCTACATCCTCAGAGTTTCTTTTATCAAGAGGAATAACAGGTAGTTGTTCAATAGTGTTCTTGCAGTTGTTAAAGAAGACTACCCTTGGTTGCCCAGTATCAGGATCAACTTGAAGTCTACGGTGAATCTCGTTCTTACCAGATACCCTAGAGCCTGCACTTCTATCCGCTGGTCTCCAACGGCAACCTTTGGCAATCATTCTCTCAGCGATACTAGGACCTGTATCCCCGCGCTTATGCCACAAGGAGGAGTCAAGTACACCGTACCTAATCTTCTCCCCGTACTCTGCTTCAAGAACCATCTCAGCAAGGTCTTCAGCCAAGACTTTAGAAACATAAAGCTCTCGGTAGACTACGAGCTTTTCATCGTAAGGGTCCACAGCAAACCAAAGAATACCTGTATGGGAACTATACCCGTAGTCTGCCGCTCTAAACTTCATCCAGTTATCTGGAATATCATAAGGTTCTATTACGTGAATCTTACGGTTAAACTCAGGGAAGGCTGCACCCTCTTGAATATCCCAGTCACCATCAAGTAGCTGCCTACGTAGGTGTTCAGGCATGGACAAGAGGTTAGCTTCGTAGAGACCATCTTCAGCTAGGTAAGGGTTATCAAATAGAGTAGCAGGAATAAACTTACGCTTAAGCATCGGTTTACCTACTAGATCGTTTTCCTTAGCAAAGTTAGAGTTGCTAGGCCACACCAGAGTTTCACCTGTCTCAGGATCAACAGCCCAGAAAGACTCCCCAGGTGTAGCGGGGTCAACAAAAGCCTTCTTAACCCAAGCGTGTCCTGGGCCCCCAGGGTTACTCGTAGCTCTTTGGTAAAGGTTTAGGCCAGAGTCTTTAGAAGCACGTAGACGAGTACGCATATAGTTCCAGGCGTAGGGTGTAGGCCACTGGGTAAGTTCATCGAAACCAATCCAAGAGAAAGCCTGACCTTGGTAACGTGTTACGTCATCATCTCTATCTAGGTAGGACATCCAGAGAGTGGCACCGCTAGGAGCTACCCAAGTTTTGTCTCGCTCAAGAAACTTAATACCTGGTATTGCTTTAGGGTACAGTTCTTTAGAGACAGAAACAAGTTCTCTAAGTTCTTCAGTAGACCTACGAACCAGAAGCATGTTAGCCTTAGGACTATTAAAGTAACGAACAGGGTCAGCAACCATAGCGTAGCTCTTACCGCCACCCGCAGCACCACCATAGAGACACTCTTGTTCAGTAGAAGCCAGGAAGTCTGTCTGAGGCCCAGGGATAGCTTCGAAGATAACTCGTCTAGCTCTATCTATATCAACATCAGGAGCTTTAACTGTCGCTGGTATTGTCTTCTTCTCCTCTGGTTCTTCTACCAAGGGAGATTTCTTCGATGTGTTTTGCTTTCTCTGCAGCTTCTTTGTATCGCTTGGCAAGGTAGCGGTAGTTTGCAAACTCTGTCTTACGTTTTTGTTCACTGTTAACCCTAGTCCTTAATCCAGCGTGGGAGATAGACCTACCACTTTGTTCACTTAACCAGTTAGCCACATCTCGGTAACTGTATTGTTTTAGAAAGACCTTAGCTTTCTCCAGGAGTTCTAGTTCTTCTGGGATCGGTCTAAGGATATCCTTGTCTTCAGGGTCCTCATAGTAACCAAATGGTACTACACGTCCTACTCTAACTACAGGTAACCATTCATAACCCTCGGATGTTTCTCTGGGTTTTGGTAGTTTAAACTCTGTGGTTATCTTAGTCATTTAACGAGTCCTTGTCAACCCTTATTCTTTAGACTTCTCAGGCAGAATAAAAATAGGGGAATCAGTTTTAACTTCAATCTTTTCACCAGCTTTATGTCCAGCGCGATCAAGAAGGTCTTTAGCTGCTGCCATCTTTTCTTTATTCCCCAAGTCTGTTGGGTTGTCCATCACATTGACCATAGCCCAGGCAGCTTTAACCCCAGAGGAAACCAAGAACTTCTTGGTCTTCTCTAGGATTTCTTCTTGGAGTGCCTCTGTAATAGAACTAGTAGCCACATTGTCACTGTAGCCTGCTAGGCGTTTAGCTTCAACATAATTACCCGCAGCTTCCTCAAAGAGTACATCAAGGAACTTCTGTTGTTTGTCTGTTAGATTCCGCATAAAGTTTCCTTTAAATAATACTACCGAGAGGCAGGTCTGCGTTGTCGTGATACTACGCGACTGGCGGGGTGATGATAACCGTCAATTCGGCTGTGTAGTTCTGCGCCAGCCGTTTGCCATCGTAAACGCTAACAGCCGCATCACCGTAATTCGTGGCAGTCAAAGCCAATTCAGCGGCAATTAGTTTTTGCGTAATTTTGTTGACTGTGTGCCGAACCTCAGTCGCCTGTTCCGGTGT